GGGAGTTCCGGCCGAACCTGACCTTCGGACAGCGGGCCGAACAGCCCGGCGAGGCTGGACAGCTTCTGCTGTTCGATCCCACCGGCCACGGTCGCGGCGTTGTTCGCACGTGAAGTCGTGGCGCCGACATCGACGCCGTAGCGCTTCGTTGCGTCGTCCATCTCGACGGATCGCATCGTCTGGGTCGGCACGAACGCGCCGGCGCCCACGCCCATCCGGTCGATCCGGCTCCAGTCGGCGTTCGGATCCTGCGTCAGCGAGAAGAAGTCGGCGAGGCGCTTGGCCTCGGCGTTCTTCGCATTGGCGGCGGCCCAGCCGGCGGCTTCGGCACCGGACGGCGGCGCGAACATGCCGGCGATGCGCTCGAAGCTCTGCCCGATCGCGGGGTTGTTATAGATGGGCATTCAAGCGCTCCTAGCCGTAATACAAACCGAGGCCGACGGACTTGCGAACCTTGTCGCCGGCCTGCCGCGCACCCTCCCACGGGTCCGCGCTAGTGCCGAAGGGCGACGTACTCAAGCTCTTGCCGGACAGCCCCGCGTTTGTCGTGATACTGCCGAGCCCACCCAGCACATCACCGAACATCTTCAGGCCGTTGCCAGCCTGCCCAGCCGCTTCCATCTCGTAGGGCAGCATCGAGGCCGACCCGCGCATGAAGCCGCCAATCTGGCCGATCTGCCCGGCGTCGCGGGCCTGCTCGCGGCTGATGCCGCCCAGCAGATCGCCGAAGGACCGGACCTGACCGAGCGCGGCGCCCTGTGTGTTCGTGAAGTCCCGCGCGTCGGAGCGCTGCTTGCCCTCCTCGGCGATCGTGATGTTCGACGTGGACCGCGGCAGCGCGGACGAAGCGTTGGCGTCGCCCGCGTCGATCGGCGCGGACTGGAAGTAGTCGGCGAGCGAGGTCGCCTTTTCCTCCTGCTGGCCGCCGAAGTCCTGAAAGCGGTCCTGCGACTGCGTGTTCAGCGCGGCGGCTTCCGCCTCGAGCCCGCGCTGGCGATCCTGTTCGGCCGCCATTGCCTGAGCCTGGGCCTTCTGGGCCTTGCTGGACGCGAAGGAGTTCGCGGCGATCGACGCGCCCGAAAGGGCAACGCCGGCGAGGGTCATGGGGTCACAGATTGTCGCACCCTCCGGACGCCGCCAACAGCTTTGTCCCTTTCTTGCGGTGTTCCGCCGCCGGTAGGTATTGAAGGTTCCACATCACGTTCAGGCCGCAGAAGTTCGCGCCCGCCAGTGGGTGAATGTGATCGACGTGGTGCCCCTCCGGGCGCCGGTCGTAGAAAGCCTTGATCTCGGCCACGTCCGCCCATGGCGGCGTTGCGCGCCTTATCCGCTCGCGGTAACGCGCCGCCCCGGCCCGCACCTTATCTGGGTTCGCGAGCCGCCACTGTCTGTTTATCTCAGGCAGCCGGTCAGCGTTTTCCCGCTTCCACCGCTGCTTCGTCGCCATGTGGCTCGGGCGGTGCTTCTTGTACGTCCGGCGACAGGCGGCGCGCGAGCAAGTTTTGCACCACGGATGCAGCCCGTCGTCGCGGGTGCGGTCCTTGTTGAAGAACTCCGTCGGGTGCGCTTCGCCGCACTTGCTGCACGTCTTCATTATCGCGTCACGACCGACGAGGTCGGTGTGTCGAACAGCCCCGTCGAGTATTTCGGCTTGATCGCGCCACCGCTGAGAGACGCCGCGCGTTCCTGCGCCGCCTGCGCGCCCAGACCGGACGAGAAAGCGTCGAACAGGCCGACGAGCGGGCTGTAGGTCTGCGGCTTGGCGAGCATCTGGGAACGGGACAGGGCCGAGTTGACGGCGCCGGATGCGTCGCCCGATGCGTTCAGCGTCGACAGCAGGTTCGCCCGCGCGTCCTCGACCGCGTTGCGTGTCTGGCTCTCGTAGTTCAGCGCGGTGTCGCCGACGCTCTGCTTCTGTGTGTCGTAGAGCTTCTGGAGTTCGGCGGCCTTCTCGGCGCGGGTCGAACTGTCCAGCGTGCCCGACCGGGCCAGAGCGAAGGTCAGCTGCTTCTGCGCGTCGGCGTACTGGTCCTCCAGCTGCGGCGTCGCATACGTCGAATAGGCGTCGCGCTGCTTGGCGAAATAGTCGTCGTTGAACTGGCTGTCGAAGATGCTGTTGACGCGCATCGTTCCGTCGCGGATGCGCTGCTGGCGGATCTCTTCTTCCTTGCGCGCTCGCGCCGCAACCTTGTCGCTATCGTCGTCGAGAAAGGTGCCGCCCATCGGTCATGTCCCGGTCAGCCGCTTCACCATCGCCGATCCCACCCGCTCGAAGCCGAAGTGCTCGAGGAATTTTGTGGTTCGATCCGTGTTGAAGCTGTTGTCGTTGCCGCCAATGAGCCGATCCGCTCCGAGCCTGGTGGCCCATGCGATCTGTTCCTTGGCGAGAAGGACGGCTGCCCGAGTTCCGCGTTTTTCCGGCACCACGTAGATTACTTTCTGCACGGCAAAAAAGCCAGCCCTGTAGTCATACGGGCTGAAACCGGCATGGCCGAAGCCAATGATCTGCCGTTTGTCCTCGACGACCCAGACCGTGGTGTGAGCGCCGTCGATGTATCTGAAGAAGACCTGACGAACGCGATCGGCGTCGAACGGCTCGCCCGGCTTCGTCTCCTCGACGTTGCGCCGGGTGAGCTCGACGATCGTCTCGACTTCGTCTTCAAGGGCGAGGCGGACGAACATCAGGGGTAGTAGCGCATCTTGTGGTCGGGGTCGTCCTTCACCACACCGCCTGCCAACCGAGTGAACAGTTCGCCAGGGTTGCGCGGCGCCGTGCCGCAAGGAACCGGATCGGCCCAGAATGTCTTGCGCGGCGATACATACGGGCTCCCGGGCAAAGGCAAACCGTTGGCGGCCACCGGCTCGGGGCACGTGTCCACATGCGGGGCGTGCGTCTTGCCACAGCCTGTGCAGTGCCATGCTTTGCGTTCGGTCATCACTCGTCTCCCTTGACCCATGCGAATTGGTGGAATGTCTGGCCGTCGCGGCCGTAGCCCGGCATCGTCGCTTCGTGCTTCAGGCCAAGCAGCCCGATCCAGCGATGGGCCTCGGCGTACCCATCCATCGACACGCACTCGATCCGGTGGACGCCGGCGCCCCGGTAGCGCGGGAACAGGTTGCCGCGGATAAAGCGCGTCAGCCCGATCGCGACCTGCGGGAACAGGTAGTTCGCGAAGAACAGCAGCGTCGCCACGTTCGGCCGGGCCTCGATCATCGCGCCGACGCCGATCGGGACGCCGGACTTGCTGACGCACAGCGCATCCGGGTTGCTGCCATAGCGTTTGATCAGGCTGTAGTTCAGTTCGTCGCGTGTCGCAGCCGACGAGACCGCCATGAACTCGTCGACGTCGCGATCCCGCATCGATCGCACGACCGCCTCCACGTCGCGGCGTGTCGCGCCCTCAATTCGCACGGCTACGATCCCGCAATTCCAGCAGCTTCTCGATCACCGGTGAGGTCTGTTCAGCCATCTTGGCGGCGAACTTCTCCTTCCAGTCCTCGCCGTGCTCCTCGCGTTGCTTCTGCGCGAAAGCGCGCAGCATGGCTTTAACTCTGGGTGATGGTTCAGTCCGCATCGCCGTCGCCCTCGAAGTGGATCACCATGGCGCCGAGCCGCGCCGGCCCATCGCCGGTCGTGCGCGCCAGGATGCTGAAATGGGTGGCCTCGGCGTACAGCCCGACCGTGCCGTGGCTGTAGCTGGTCTCGGCCAGCACGCCGATCTTGTCGAGCGTCGCGAGATCGCGCGGGTCCATCCCGACGAAGAACTCCCAGTCGCCATCGACCGCGGCGTCGAAGCCCTTCAGATGCTTCTTCCGGGTCGGCTCGTTCGCGTCGAGATACGGGATGCGCGCCACGGCGACCGTGTCGTCGTGGACCGGCGTGTCGCTGAGGCCGCCATAAGCGTAGATTGTATCGCCGGACCGGACGAACATGCGGCGCCGGAACGGGACGAGCCGCTCGACATCGAAACCGGGCTTGTAGGTCGACCATGCGCTGACTTTCGCTCCGCTGAAATAGGAGAAGACGAAGATCGTGTCCTTGATCGACAGCCAGAACCGGCCGTCGCGCGGCTCGATCGCGCCATTGATCTCGGCGCGCTCGTTGTCGGTCAGTCCGTTCAGTGCGGCCGAGATCAGCGTGTCGACGGGAACGCCGATGTCCTCGGTCGCCGCGGCGTTCGAGCTATCGCGTGCCCGCAGCGAGCGCAGGCCGGTCTCGTTCAGGTAGAACAGGTCGGCGTCGCCGAACTGCGTCACGGAGCGCGGGCTGGCCGTGCCGGTGTTGTTCAGCACCTGGGCCTGGGCGTTGTTCGCCGGGTCCGGGTCGACGACCCAAATCTGGATGACGCGCTCGGCGAAGACGGCCACGAAGTCCTGGTACTTGGCGAGCGCCGTCAATTCCTCCGAGCCGGACGTCTCCGAGGACATATCGACGAAGCCCGCGCCGGTCGTCTCGGTCGTCCACTTCGTCGGCTCCTTGATGCCCGAATAGTGCATGTTCGGGCCGGACGTCGAATAGACCTTCGAGCCGATCGTCTTGACGAACGCGCCGGGCGTGAAGCCGCCGTCCGCGCCGTTCGCCATCTGAAGCCCCGTGGACGGAGACAGAAGAAGGCCGTTGGATACGCTGGCTGTGACAGGGTAGCCGTTAGGGGCGGCGCCTGCTGTAGCCGCCACGATGTTGACAGCCGCGTCATTGACGGTCGCGGTGTAGTCCGGCGAAGACGTGAAGCTGTTGATCGCCGCTGCGATCGCACTCGCGGTCACGTTATTGCTGGTGTCCCAGTCCACACCGGATGCGATGATCGACACGCCATTGACCTGGAGGCTTTCCAACCGCGACGTCGCCGCGTCGGCGCCGCCCGCCATGAGTGAGATATTCACGCCGGTCACGTCGCCTTCGACGTTCACCACGATTGAATTGCCGTTGACGGCCGGTCCCGTGGCCGCCGCCGTAACGGTCACGACCTGGCCGACGGCGGTAGCCGTGTAGTCGGGGCTTGACGTGTGGCTGTTGATCGACCCTGCGAGCGCCGTGGCCGTCGTCGTGTTGTCCCCCGTGTGGTTGACCGGACCCCCGGTGATCGTCACGCCATCGATCGTGATGCTGGTTGCGCGGTTGACGCCGGGGTTGGAGGTTCCGCCCGTGACCTCGAACCGGCCGCTGGCCTTCGTCGGTGGCGTCACACCGCCGTCGACGACCCGGAACTGGGCGCGGGCGCGACCGTCGAACCAGTCAGTAACGCGCACGCCGTCATAAAAGTGATGGCGGCTACCATCCGCAAACTCGCCGACGGCGTAGACCTTGCCAGCGTAGAGATCCTCGGAGAGCACGCGGGTCAGTGCCAGTGTACCCCCGGGGTGCTGGAGGCGCTGATAGCGCACACCGAGCGGCATCGTCGGAGCGACATCGTGGCCGAAGACGACAAGACCCGCCGCGTCCGCGTACATGCCGGTCGTGCCGGCGGGGAGGGCGTAAGTCGAGACGAAGGAGGCGCGCTTCTCGAACTCGCCGCCGCGCGTGATGTGGCCGTCGGTGGCCTCGATCAGCACGCCGCCCGACGTCGTTTCGGGCATCCGGCGGGTATCAAGACCTCCAATGAACTCCTTAATCCATACTTGGGACATGCTAGGAGCCTGCCGGACGGTAGTTGGTGATCATGCGCGGATGGCTGCGGCGCAGCGTGCGATCGCCGACACCGAACATCCGGAACCGGCGGCTGGGCGTCAGGCCCGACCGCAGGCGCGCATAGAGCCGGTTCGCCGCATCAAGCTTCAGCGTCGCGTCCTTGGCGCCGGACGCGCCGAGAAGCTCGGCGGCCGCGTAAAGCACGATCAGCCGGTCGTCGAGATCGGCGCGGTGGTTGTCGTCGGTGAGCGGCTGAAGCTTCCGGATGCCGGTGAATTTCAGGTAGCCGTCGCGGGTCGTCGCGTCCGCGTTGCGGTCGGCGATCGGCCAGAGCTCGACCTGCGCGAGATCGTAATCGTCGTCCTGGCCCTCGGCGATGCGCCAGCGGCGCAGCGGGTAGGACCGCTCGCCCAGATCGCTGTTGTAGGCCGACAGGGCGCAGCCATCGATGCCGGGGGCGAGCGGCATCCAGTACCCATCCGTGAACAGGTCCAGGCGCTCGATCCGGTCGATGTCGAGGTCTTCGGGGGTGTCATAGTAGCGCTGCCCGGCCTGCACCTCGATCTGGCGCTCGACGCGCAGATGCGGCCAGGTGAAGTCGTCCCACAGACGCTCCTGCGTGCGCTGGAGCAGATTGATGTGGGTGTCGCGAACCTGCGTGTTGTGCGCCGGGTTCAGCGATGCGCGCGTTTCGGCCCGCAGGTCGGTCAGGAGTTGAACCAGTGTCGTCCTGCGGGCCATGCTGTGTCCTTACTTCGACTTCTTGTCGTCGGCCTTCTTCGCCTCGGCGCGGGCAGGGGCTTCCTGCTCGGGCGGGGCCTTGCCGTTCTGGAGGCCTTCCTTGACCTGCTCGAACAGCTTCTTTCCGGACTTCACCGGCTTGCCCGAGACCGGGCCGTTGCTGTAGTTCGCGATTTCGTCCACCGCTTCGCTCCTTCGTTACGCGAACGCCGAAGCGTCGCTCATTTCACCGACGCCATCGTCGGTCTCGGCGGCAGGCGCCGAGCTCTTGGCCGTCTTCGCTGCCTGCTTCGCCGACTTCGACGGGGCGCTGCGCGGCGTCATGCGACGGTCGGCCTTGTAGAACTCCTCGTTCAGCCCGAGCTCGTCGAGCGTCTCGAAGACGCGCGCCGCGGCGCCGGGGTAAAGCTGTTCGACCGGGCTGCGGCCTTCCTTGGCGCGGTAGGTGCGGGCCAACCGGGCGCGCTCCTCGCGGTTGGCGCGATCGATCTCGCCGGCGGGCTCGATGTCCCGCACCGCGTCGGCTCCGTGGATCATCTGGAGCACCGGGATCTCGGCCGCGGTCACGCCCAGCTTCGGGACGGTGTTGCGGTGGTCGCCGGCGAGGGAGATCAGGACGTTCGCGATCTGCATGGGTGTTCCTTCGGGTTGGGAGGCAAACCGGCGGGCCGAAGCCCGCCAGCGGTCTTAGATGATGCCGGCGCTGTCCATCTGACGCTGAAGCGCGTTGACCTTGGCCGTCAGCGAGGCAACCGCGTTGCGGACCTCGGCCTGGGCGTAGGTGGCGCCGATCGCGGCGATCGTGTCGGAGGCGGTGCCGCCCGAACTGTCGGTCAGCGCGGTGACGGTGTCGGACTGTTCCAGGCCGACGACGAGGCTGGAGCCTGCCGGCCAGGTCTCGCCGCTGTCATTCGTGAGCGTGATGTTCGACGCGCCGAACGAGACGGCGATCTGGGCGCCGGTGTAGCGGTTGTTGCCCGCGACGGTGGCCGTGTGGCCGGTCGCGGCGTTGGCGCCGGTGTAGTCGGCCTGCACGGTGCCCGCCGGATAGGCGAGGGTGACAGTGCCTTCATCGGCGACGGCGGATGCGAGAGTGGTCTGAACGACCTGATGGCGACGATTGACCATGACCTTGTTCCCTTGAACGATTGAAGGAGAGGGCGCCCCGGAAGGCGCCCTTGCTGGTTCTGGCCTTTAGGCGATGTCGTAGACGCCCGAGGTGTTCAGCTGCTTGGCAACCAGCACGCCCGTCATGGTGATGCCGTTATACATGACGTAACGGTCATACGGCCGGGCCGGGTTGTGCTTCTTCATCCGCTGGCCGTCCATGTAGAGCAGACGGATGCCCGCCCGGCTCATGTCGAGGACGTAGCAGCGCTTGGCGAGGCCCAGCGCGTCGAGCGTCGGATCCCAGATGAAGGGCACACCGGCGTGGTTCGGATCCTGCATGGAGCCGTCCGGCTTCTGACCCTGCCAGCCGGTCTGGGTGTAGTACCCGTTGGCCCGCATCTCGGCCTTGTAGGCGTCGATGAAGTCCGATCCGGCGAACTGGATCTGGTTCGTGCCGCCGTTCCGGAACTGGTTCCGGAAGCGCATCTCCTTGTCGAGATACGTGATCAGCGCGCCGCCGGCGGTGGCCGACGAGGTGATCGGACCCTGGCCGCCCGCCGAAGCGTTGGCCGCGGTGGCCGCCCGGTTGCGCCAGTAGGAGTTCGCGACGCGGCTGATGCCGCCTGTCGAACCGGCCGCCGGGGCTTCCAGGATCAGCGAACTGATACCGGCGAGTGCCTTGGCGTCAGCGGTGCCGTCACCGTGGATCAGCAGGTCGAGGCTGTAGGCGTAGTCCTCGCCCAGATCGTCCATCTTCTCGTCGAGCAGGTTCGCCAGCACATGCTCCTCGCGACCGCTCATCTCGCGGGTCGTCTGGTCGCTGCCGTTCTCGACGATGTCGATGCCATCGATCTTGAGCTCGGTGTGGGTGATCACCGTGCCGATGTGGTGCTCTTTCCACGGATACTTCGCACGCTGACCGTTCGTCGGGTTGTAGTACCCAACCTGGTCGTCGTGGGTGTAGCCTTCGAGAGCGCCTTCGTGCCCGACGCCCTTGACGCCGACGGAGACCTCGAGATTGCCGCCGCTGAACTTGCCGGCGCGCTTGTTGAACTCCTCGAGCATCGGCTTGTTGGCCGTGTTCTGCTTCCAGAGCTTGCCCTTGTCGAGCCAGACTTCCAGAGCGGAGTTGTTGATGTTCGTGATTTCGTCTGCGGTGAAAGCCATCGTGCGAGGCCCTTATGCGGTCACGCCCGGTTCCGTGCCGCTCGAATGATGTCGAGCGTGGATGTCGGTTCGGTGCGT